CACTTCTCCAGCAACCTGGATTGAACAAAACGCAGCCATTCCTTCTGGGGATGTAGGAACAATTACAAATATTGACTTTGATGGTTTTAAAGTAGGTAAAGTTACTTTCGTTGATAACTACCTATTGCAAGACAGTATTATTAATCTCGACAACTATGTAACCAATAAAATTGCAAGAGCGATAGCAAAGGCATTAGATGCAGCTATATTAAATGGAGCTGGTGCAGCAAGCTACCAACCTTTAGGTATTATTACTAGATTGAATGATGCTTCAGCTAACCCAAATTTATCAACAACAAATGTGGTTAGTGTCGAAGCAGATGCGGACCTAATTAAAAACTTAGGTACTAAAATAGGTATAATTGACACAGGTTTAGATAGTGTAGGGGAAATTGTTGCTGTAATGAAGCGTTCTACTTATTATAACAGATTATTCCCATACAGCGTACAAGTTGATTCAAATGGGAATGTAGTAGGCAAATTACCAAACTTGAGACAACCAGATTTACTTGGACTAAGAGTAGTGTTTAGCAACAATATGGATGACGATAAAGTATTGTTTGGAGATTTCTCTCAGTATACCCTTGTCGAAAGAGAAAGTATTACCATAGACAGTTCAATTCATGTCAAATTCAGCGAAGACCAGACTGCATTCCGTGGTAAAGGACGTTTTGATGGTAAGCCGGTTAAACCTGAAGCGTTCGTATTAGTCACTATTACTGACCCTGATCCTTCTGATCCTTCTGCTTAGGAGTGATATAAATGAAAGTGAAAGTGTTGCGTAGGTTCAGGGATAAATATACTAAACAGGTATATGATAAAGGCCAAATAATAGAAGTAACCAACGAGCGGTATGAGGAAATAAACTCTACCGCTCATGGTATTTTAGTAGAGCCCATAGCAGTAAACCTAGAAAACATGACAAAAGCAGAACTGCTGGAATACGCGGAGGCAAAAGGAATCGAAGGGCTGAACAATAGAATGACAAAAGCAGAAATAATTGCTGCCCTTGAGGGGTGATGTAATGAATACAGAAACAGTATTACAATTGGTTAAAGCAAGGCTCGGAATTACAACTAACGTCAGAGATTCATATATCGAGGCAATCGTACAAGGGGTAATAAAAGAATTAGAAGATGCGCAAGGGTTGGTACTTGACGATGCCAACCCTTATCATTTGATGTTTGTGGTAGATTACTCTACATGGCGGTATCAAAGCGTGCGCGAACCGGGGAAGGGCCCGGCTGGAAGCGTGCCGCTGTCCATGCCCCGGCATTTGCAGTTTAGGCTGCACAACCTTATGGTACAGGCTGGTGGCCAAGATGTATGACCACGAGCTAGTGTTACTAGGCGAATCGTACGAGATGGACGAATGGGGCAACCAGGTGGCCGTAGAGACGCGCACCCCGATACTCTGCCAATTGAAATCAGTAGGCAGACAGGAGTTCTATGCCGCTGCCCAGTCCGGGTTAAAACCGGAACTTGTCTTTGTGATTCACGCCTATGAATACAACGGTGAGCGCAAAGTCGAGTTTGACGGCAAGAAGTACAGCGTGGTTAGAACCTACCGTAACGATTTCGAGGAAATGGAGCTTGTTTGCGAGGAGGTGATCTCCAATCGCGGTTATCAAAACTGACGACCTGGCCAATGAAATCGTCGTGGCCGTCCAGACTTACACCGAAGAGGTGAGTGAGGCCATAGACGAAGCGGCTAGGGAAACGGCCAAAGCCATGGCAGCCGACCTGCGGGAAACCTCGCCCAAAGACACGGGCGAGTACGCCAAAGGCTGGACGCACCGCAAGGAAGCTCCGGGAAGTTACAGGGTATACAACAAGACAAAGCCGCAGTTAACACACCTTCTTGAACACGGCCATGCCAAACGCGGAGGTGGGAGGGTGGAAGGTAGGCCCCACATCAAGCCCGCCGAAGACCGCTATGTGCCGGAGTTTGAGAAGAAAGTGCAGCAGATTCTGGAGAGGGGTGGTTAGCCGTGACCTATATGGAAATTATCGCAGGGATGGAAAGTATAGGGTTACCTTGCGTATACCACAAGTGGCCTAAAGCGCCACCCTTACCTTACACGGTGATATTTCACACTGACAATGGCGACATGACGGCAGACAATCACAACTATCTGGAGATTGGCAACTATCAGTTAGAATTATATACGGCCATCAAGCATCCACCAACTGAAAAGAAAGTGGAACAATGGCTGAAAGACCACCGGATGCCTTACGACAAAACGGAGGTCTTCTTAGATTCCGAGGATATGTTTCAGGTTGTTTATGAAATCCAATTAATAGGAGGTTAGATTTTTATGAGTGCAAACAAAGTGAAATACGGGCTTGAACAGGTCCATATAGCTTTTTTCAGTGAAACATCAACACCAGAAAATCCTTCTTGGGATGATCCAATCCTAATAAAGGGGGCAGTAAGTTTTTCAACATCCCCAGAGGGAGAAGAATCAGAATTCTATGCTGACAATACTAAGTATTTTACCCATACCAGCAACAATGGCTATACTGGCGAATTAGAAATGGCTAATATTCCGGATGACGTTCTGGCAGACATGCTGGGCATGACAATTGATAACAATGGAATGCTGGTAGAATCAGCCGATGATGAACCAAAAGAATTCGCTTTGATGGGACAGATACAGGGGGATGCAAAAAACAGGCGGTTTGTATATTACCGCTGTAAAGCCAGCAGGCCGGGACAGGAAAGCAGTACTACTGAAGCAAGTGTAACTCCTACTACTGACACTATAAGCCTGACGATACTTCCGCTTGAGAGTAATAAGCTAATCAAGGGAGTTATCGAACTTAAAGACAGCAACCAGACTGTATATGATAACTTCTTTGACCAGGTAACTTTACCTGACGCAAGCGCGGAATAAGGGGGGAATTATTGGATGAGAACAGTTAAAATAGGCG